GAAACACCTTGTCAACACCACCTGCGCCATCTTTACGCAGCTTACGTTGATACACACCTGCCATACTTGAGGCACAACGCAACACTTGCTCAGAATGCTCACTGACAAGCTTCAATGCTGCTTCCTCTACATCACCCCACTTGAACTCAGGAAGTGAGTCTTTATTGTCCTTACGATACGCTTCATACGCATTACGAATGGATTGCTGGATATTCTGTATATTCACCACTTTTGTACCACCGTTGTTCCCACCACCACCATTCCCGCCTTTCTTCCTGCTCATTTTTGATTTCCTCTTCAAGTGGAATGTTCAACACTCTTAATACCTGCTTGTTTGATTAGTTCCTGGCACACTACACATGGCATAGACTGCGCTAAATCACCTTTGCTGTCAACCCTAACAACCACCAATTTAACCCCTTTCCCTTTTGCCCTCACTAGGGCCAACATCTCTGCGTGTGCGTATTCCTTAACCAATCCCAGCTTTGCAGATGCTCTAGCCATTACAGGATGGGTCTTGGAATAGGAGTTCTTAGCTTCACTCACTATACGACCTTTGTTGTCCAGTATCACACAATGATGTCTATACTCACCTCGTTTGTGTGGTGTGCTACAAGCCTTCATTCTGCAATATTCCAAAATGTCAATCAAATCAAATCCTCAGAAAAGTTGAATTATACTAAGATTTGGAAGTATCAGGCAAGCCTGACGTATCCCTCCACGCATCACAATCTACCACCGTTACGGGTACACACTGTAAACCAAAGGTTAGCAAAGTCCTGCGTAATCTGCAAACGATATGTGTCTGACATTGCACGATCACGTTCGAAAGCAGAATGAACCATGACTGTTAGCATAGAGCTATCACTGGCAATGTCCAACATGTCTGGGTATGCGACCCCATCTTGACGTAATTGCATGGTAATGGTGGCAGCTTCATGCACTTGTTTGCAATTCATCAACACCTCTTCACCAGCTGCACAAGCTTGAAAGGATCAGGGTGGTGATGACTGTTGCGATGGTTAGCTTTTTCATTGGTCGTTCTCCTTAAGGGTTTCTGCTACCTCTGCGATAGCTCGTGCTAGTAGCATAGCCTGCTGTTTGCTATTGATGCAAATGTAATTATCACCAAACCAGTCAATATTCTCTTGTGTAGTGTTTGTTGCAATTACTAGGCCAGAATCGTATTCAGGATTCAGCCTCACCTCAATATAGACACCCCCACTGTCATCATAGACACGGAGAATCTTTTCTAGTGTATGTCCCTTATTCATTATTCATTTTCCCCTTCATTCGACGAATTTGACGTTTGAGATCATAGATGGTGCAGATGTCATTGTAAACACTTGCACGATAAATGAGAAGATAAATCCCGTCAAATACCAACTCTGTAGAGTGGACACTGGAATTCTCAAACACTTCCTGAGCCTTACGGAAAGCTTGGTAGAAAGATTGTTCGGATGTTTGCATGATTTACTCCTCTCTGAAAACAAGAAAGCCCCATCACCTTGTCATGGGCGATGGGGCTAGTCTGGATCATTCAGATTGTCTTGTCAAGCATCTCTTTCAGCTGATTGAAGCCACCAACATATTGCACACCACCTTCACCTTCTAGGAAGATTTGAGGCACTGTACGTGGTCGTGGTAGACCATGCTCATCGAATAAGGCTACAAAGCTTTCCATTGTGATACCCGGACAAAGCTCAGAATGGATGGTGCTTGCATGGCCCACTTTGACATATTGGTAGCTGAGTCCCCTACTACTAAGCAATGCCTCTGCTTGTGTACAGTAGGGGCAATTGTCTTTACCGTATATTGTGTACATTTGGGTGCTCCTTAATTAAACAATCTCTACACATGCACGTATCAGATACGTTTGTGGGTGTAGGCGGGTTCTTGATATCCATACACCAACACAGATTACCACTTTTTCCATCCTCCATTACACAATAAGTGGGGGAGTTACACCCTTGACACACATGAGTATTTCCTCTCCACTGAAGCTCTTCCATGAGTTTCATTCTGGTTTCGTTCGACATGTCTCTCCAGCCTCCAATTTCAGCAAGGGTGCGCTTACAAGAAACGCACGCACCGTCACTAACCTTACAATTACGAGTACAAGGTGTCAAAAAGTCAACTCGCAAGCACCACCACTGCACCCCTGCGCCCCGAGTGAATCAGCATCTACAAACTGCTTCTCCTTTAGAGCTACCGAGAAGTCAATCTTAGTCATTGATTTCTCAATGGTCTTCCATTTATGCAGGTTGTAGCAATCCTTCAAACAGTTTGTCATTTCAAGAATGTCCCCATTAAAGTAGCTAGTGGCATACTTGTTGGCTCGGCGTACCCAATCCCGTTTGAGGAGGTCATCCCCGTTCTGGGGATCAAGTTTCACACCCCACCCGTTAACAGTGTCGCAGGCCACCCAGAGGTTTTTACTGAAGGCGTGCAGACCATCTACAATCAAACCAGAGGCAAACATAGATGCCTCCCCATACTTATCCATAATCTGTTGCCCTGTGAATACCTCAGTAAACGGTGCTTGAGGGTATGCCCTGTCCCCCATACTACTCAACAGGGAAATACCAGCAAACCACTGCTTATTGTCAAAGATATATTGCTCAACTTCATCCCAGTCATCAACGGTGATTGTGTTAGAGACATTGTGGCGAAGTGTTGGGTCAACACACAGCTCCACATTTGTACCATATTCAACCCAGTATTGCTGGGCCAATTTAACGTAATCAAGTTGCTTAACGCCAAGTAGGTCAGACTTATAAATACTACCCTCTTTACTGACAACGGGGAAGCTAACAACCTTGTCTGTACCTGTAGTTGACCAGACACTATCTTCAACCATTGAAGGGTTCTGCTCTACGATAAGTGACAATACATCATCTTGGTCATTCATCTGCACGTTACGAAGGTACATCGGGCTGTGTTCGCCATGAATCCCCGATGCAGTCCCCAGCAATACAGAGGCATTACCTGATGGCTTAACTGCGGTACAGCGGGCTGCTTGATTGATGCCAATTAGCTTTGCCACGGTTTTGTTCCACTTCTTTACTTCCTCTGCGCCATCCACCATATTCTGCTTATCGAACAGAACATCTGGGTTATTCATCCATCCAGTGATCGACACCCCAATAAGTGCCTCTCGTTCAATGATTGCTTGTGATGCTTCAGACAAGTATTTGAAGTTAGTATAACCAGCTTGAAGCGTGCCAAGAATACTACCTGCTTTACAAGCATCCATGAAAGACTGCTTGTCTACGCACTTACCCCCATTCAACTCGGTCAAGTTACACACTTGGAAGCCACTTTCACCTGTCTCAAGGTTAGTTGGTAGCATACCAATTTCAACACCCATTTTGTTACTCCTCTTTCAAGGGCTTCAGTCATTTCTGCTGAAGTCATACGCTTTCACGTATGTGCGGACTATATCACCATCCTAATCTCTTAGGAGCTAACCGTACGAAAACATTCTTTAAGTTTATACTGGAAACTTGGGAGCACATGAGGTGCAATCAATTCCATAAACTTGTCAACTTCCTTCGTTCGAAGGCGCAGATAGTAATACTGATTCTGCCTATTTATATTCCACTCTAAATCAAGAATCTCTTTCAAAGCTTTCTTCAAAATAAACTGATCACCATAAGACAACCGTTTCATATTCAAAGTTACTGTGTACTCGGTGCTTACAGAACCACGACTTGTTTGCCAAGGTTCTGTTGTAACCAAAGATCCGTCACACATATAAAGGATTGCCAGTGCTTGAGCATCCAACATCTTCAGTGCATGTGGGTCAATACCTTTATACTTATCAGTGTAAATACGTTCTCTAATCTGTGTAAGCATTGGGTGTGACTTAGACTGCAAACGTACTTGAGGTTTTCGATTACCTTCTACAACTCTTGGAGTAACTGTACAACCAACAATCTGTTCAAGGACTTCTTTGCAGAACAAGATGTAATCCATATTTTCATCTTTCATATTCATAGCAAAAGAAGCGTTTGTTGACCTTTCACCGAGATACAGACCACCGTCACCCATACTAATATAACTTACAATCTTTACAAGCTCTTTCTTATTCAATGTTTTCATAGTCTCTACACTTCCCATAACGGGTTAGCACGGGATTGTCTTCACCTTTAAGTGGTCAGAGTTTCCCCGTTTTTAGGTTAGTTATTCAAGAGAAATTACTTTCTCAGGCCGCTAGTTGTTTATTAACAGTCAACGGATTGTAACAGAATTCTTTATTCTCAGAGAAGATGAATCCCGGCTCGCCTACCTGTTTAACACTCTGCATGATGTTAGCCCACTCTTCACGAGTCACTTCATCACGAATAAGCATTACAGAGTTGTTGGATCGTCCTCGTTGTGGGTTGGTAACAAACCAATCACCAGTTTTAGCGTTCAGCATTTCATCATCATCTTTGCTGAATAAGCAAATTGTAGCACTGCGGCGAACACCGCCACTCAGAACAGCATCACTCATGTGCATTGTAAAATCGTAAGCAGTGATTGGCTTCATGCTTACAGCTTCTTTACTATCACCAATTTGCTTATCCAGAAGGTCTTCACATTTTTGTAGTGCTGTTCGTAAACCATCCGGGCCAGGAGCCTTGAATCCGCCACTAATCTCTGCGCCTTTAGGGCGAATCTTACTGAGGTCAAAATGCACTTGGCAGCCCTTGTACTCAGGGAACTCACCACCATCTTCGAAATAACTAGAAAGAAGCACGCCAAAGGCGTCAGCCCAGCCCTCGATGCTATCAACAACCGTGAACACCTTGCTCTTCTTTTCATAGCGCTTGTGTATCTTTGGTAGCTTAGCAATATGATGACCCTGCACAGAGAACCCTACACCACACCCACACAACAACATGTACATTGTTTCTTGGAAGAATCGTGGTCGGTCACAATGACTAACTGAACAGTTGTACATGCGAGATTCGTGTTTGAATATCTGCGCACCGCCGAACTGCAATGCCCGCTGCGCACCAAGTACCCTCTTATTCTTATAAGAGTCTTCTGCAAAGGAAATCAAATCCTCAAGCTCTTGAGTCATGACGTTTGCGTACTTTTGACGGTGCATATCCATTACACGACCGACTGCCTCTTCCCAAGTTTCATAGCGGGACTCTTTATCAATCCAGCGAGAGTAGCCCATGTAAAACTTGGACTGACTCATCATATCCTTCCCTAAATCTGTGTTCAACATACATCTCCTTCTTCTTAGTAAATAGTTTCTGTTTTTACTGATTGGTGACTTGAGTATTACTGGTCTTACTCACATCCTTACGCTTCTTATTAGCAGCCATCCCTTCAAGAATGTTACCCAGCTTATAACGCTCATTCATATGAGCCAGANTTCTTTCAATGAATCCCCAGCGAGGGCCATCTAGCAACACAGCATCAATACGAGAACGGTGTTTACAAACTTGCACTTCATACCCATGTGTTAGGTCAACACCCATGAAATATAGAATCTCTTCAATCTTATCTTTGTCTTGTGCTTTCCACGCAGGAAGGAACTCAGGGTGTTGTGAAAGATCATAGAAGCTTAAGTAGTTGTCATATAGGTCACGTGGGTCTTGAGCGTATAGATTATCTTTTTCAGTCATTTTTGGTTTCCTTGTCATATACTTCTTTAAGGAACGGGAAGTGTTGAGTCACTGCCTGCTTAACCTTTCGTGCTAAGTCTACATGTTCAGCTTGTGTTACACCCTCATCATCACGAACATTCAGGTAGGTAATCCAACTCCGCACTGTACCATTCAAGTAGGCGTAGGACATTGTATTACCTTCTGGGCAGATAACGCGAGCACATTCTTTAGCGATACCAACATCAATCGCCCACTTGTAGTTTTCCTTTACTACATCCAAGACTTGCGCTTGCCGCTCTCGCCACTCTACGGCTAGGGGGTGGTCTTCTGGAATGTTGAAACTGTTCTGACGATTCTTATAGTCCTGTAAACGAGCTTCACGAACTATAAAGTTGTTTGCTTCTGCGTACCTCTGTGAAAATTCTTGAGGTTTGATTGAGGAATGTCGCAGCACTTGACGCAGTATATCCCGAGGGCTTTCCACGCCAACCACAATGTTACACATATCAAACACTGACCAGTGATTGTTACGCATACAATACTTCAGCAAACCAGCAGCAGTTTCAAAGTTATCCTGATTCTGAGGACTACTTACTCGTGCGGTGTATGACAGAATACCTTCTGAGTCTGGAATGAAATCAACCACTGGCTTAGTTACGGCAATCACTTGTGCTTTATTGAACTCAAAATCTGTTACCAAGGCAATATCTCCTCCACGTCTAATTTCACTTCACACTCAAGCATCTTCTCAAGTGCATCCTTTGCTTCTTCTTCGTTAGCACCGATGTAGGTATCTAGGTAATAGAAGCAATGATACTTCCACCCACAATCATAGCTAATCTTGTCTTGTACTGTAATGATAGGAATCATGCTTTCTTACCGCCATCTTTTAGACGATTCTCCATCTTGTGGTCACTTCGGTGTGCGTTGTACAGGAGCTTGTCTTGGATTGCACCAGCTAAGTCTAAACCTTCGTGACCACACAAGTCAAGGATGCGAATAATTGCGTCTGCTAGCTCCACCTCAATCATAGGGCGATTGGGTAGCTTGTCATCCATCAAGCCCTTGCGAGCACCTTCTAGCGCCTCACTCACTTCACTATGTACCAAGGCAAGCTTAGCCAGAATCTCTGTAATGTTACCCTTCTCTTTCACCTTGCCAGTGTTTAGGTCTGTCCACCAACCAGCTGCTAGGTTCTGCTGGTAAACACTTTCTTGCAAATCACTGATAGCTTCCACTTGTACGTTATTCAATTCTTCCTCTCCTTTTACAAATACGTATTTACAAATACATGTCACATATAGTCTTTACAACACCATCATTCCACTCACTGAATGAATAAGCAACGGGACACTTGGCACTTTGTGTGTAAGGCGTCTGGAACAAGATGCGCTTGTTGAAGTCAAACTTCTCCAATACATCAAGTCTATCATCTATCATACACTCAACTGAGTTCCCCATCAACCACTTACCGTGTGTGGTTATAAGGTCTGTCATAAACGGGTAGTGCTCTTTAACCCAGTAGTATTTACTTTTACCGTGAGTACCTTTCACCCTACTGATAAAGACAATACCAAAGTAATTACTCAACTTCTCAAGAGCTTCAACACTACCCTCTAGTGGTTTGAATTGGTTGTAGTCCAATGTGCGCCAGTAATCATAAGGCTGGGCTACGTTAGGGTACATCTCTGAAAGATCGTAAGGAAGTAACTCACCTTCCTTTGGCTCTACAACCTTTGCAAACCCATTGTAGTATTTTAAGTAGTCTTCCCAGCCTTGCCCAGTGTCCACAACCGTGAGGTCTATATCTACCGCAAGAATCTTACCCATCACATCTTACCTGTAATCTTCAGCTCCAGTTGAGCAAGCACGTTGAAAGCTTCGTGTGCAAGATGGAGCAGATTACTCTCATGATCCCGTTCTCGACCAGCCATACGCTCATTACGATGGCGTGAAGCAGCACCAATGAAGCTCATCTCTGGGTTAGGTAGGTCTTTCCAGTCATTCACTTTATAACCCTTGTTCAGAGCGGCCCATGTCATCACCTCACCAAGAGCAAGCAATGCATTAGGGAAGCCTGTGTCAACTAGCTCCATTTTGTTCTTGTTATTCTTGCGGGTGGTTAGGTCTGAGGCTACTTGAACTGCACCTTCCATTAGGTTTATTGGGACAGTTTCAGTGGCTACACTGACCAAATTATCTTCTTTGTTGTAGACACCCCCAACCACTTTTACTTTGAAATGTTCGTAATCGTCCTCACCAGACAAGCAGTAGTTGCGATCACCAGCATCATCAATAATATGAGGGTCGTCAGAGTAAGGATGATAATAGTTGTACCCTTTGCCTAGCTGTATATCCCATAGGTCTTTGTCCGGGTCTTGTGTGAATACAATAATGTCGCCATCTTTCAGCTCAGGGATTACATACTCTTCATCACTCATACATCTTCTCCTTTGTGCTTATGTGTTGGGAGGATTATTTCAGGTTTCTGGGGTGGTGTCAAGGGTTGACCGTGCCTTTCGGTAAAGTTACCCTGAGAAACCTCCCATTCCTTTCTGGTCCTCTTAGCATCACCTAAGTCAGAATAAGAACCAAGAGATTTCTTCTTGTTTACGCCTGCCTCGGTGTAATGTCCCTCAGCTACCCAATTGCTGTTAGCTCTATTCCACCACACCCCATTGACACCTGAAGTATTGTTTTTAGAGAGCTTGCTATTTCTACCATTAGTTGCACTATCAACCGCCCTCAGGTTAGACATTCTGTTATTCAGACCATTGCCATCTATGTGGTCAATAACACCCTCTGGCAGGAACCCATAGGTATATAAGCAGGCCAGTCTATGCCCTAGGTACAACTTACCGAATAAACGAATCTGAACATACGATAAAGGGCAGTCTGGACCCTGTGAATAACAGCGAGCATGACCTGCTGTTTTACCACCTAATTTCCTAGTGAAACAGTGGCGAGCATTCTCACTCTTAAAGTGGCTCCCAGGTCTATCAGATCACCACCTAAACTCTCCTGTCTCTGGATTATAGTCAAGACATTCTCTAAGCAACTCTTGTGTAATCAAACTATGTTCCTCATAAGAGACTTGCGCTTATCTTTTGAGAGTAGGTTTTCTTGCCCTCGGCGCTGTTGACCAGTTTTTGTGTTGCGATACCGCTCATATTTGCCAAGGTTGGAGTAGACATAACCATCCATAACCCACTCAACATCCTCCGTAACTTCATCCTCATACACCTCAAACACAGGAAGCTTGCTGTCCCACGGAGCGATAATCAGAAAAAGTTCTTCTAGGCTGAGGATGTCTAGTGTGTTGTATTCCTCCATTTCCTTGAATGCTTCGATGTTACCCGCAAGAGTCTCCTTCCACAACTCAAAACCAGCGAACTTACCGTGAGTAGATTTCTTATACTTTGTGCAGAGTGTGTCCGTTAAATAGGCTAATCGGTTGGAGGTAAACCCAAACTGAGCCTTTGCAATTTGCAAGACATCAATGTGCCGGTAACTAGATGGAGGCTTCATTCCGTGAATGATAAACCTTGAATTTAACTTCTTCTGATCGAACTTCTTACCATTCTGAGTTACTACAAAGTCAGCCTCATCTAATAGTTTCCAGATTCCAAGGAGAATCTCGTAGTCATCCTCAATATTCTCTGCGTTACGTTGATCCTGATAGTAAATGGTATCATCACCAAGAAACTTAGCTGCCCAGCTCAAGACATGCCAGTCTGTGTGAATCTGGTTAAGACCAATGTTATTCTGCCATAGTGTCCAACAGTATCCTAGTAGTGGAGCCGTCTCAATATCGTAAACAAGAATCTTTGGTTTACTACTTACAACATGGTTATCATTGCTTTTCAGCTGCTTACGCAAGAAGTCGCTGCATGTAGATTTACTAACACCCACCTCTTTAGCAATCTCTCTCCAACTTTTATCTGTACTCCGTGCCAACTCGCCAGCTTTCTCTCTCCAATTACTCAAAACCAATCTCCTTCTCGTGGATTCTCAAATGTATAGCTACCAACTCCATCAATCCTGCATTCGTCAAAGATAAGATTGAACTCACACTCATCTTCACTAAGCAACCTGAAGAATTGTCCAGCCTTCTCAGCATCAATCAAGTAGTTATGTCCGTCATCATCCTTAACAAATCGCCAGCGTTGATTCTTGTTAGCATCTTCTAACTTAGTCACTCTCGCACTAAGAAGCTGCCAGTCTGTATCACTTACGCTCATAGATACCTCCAACGTGTTACACCAACTAATTCGAACTTCCCATCCTCTGTAAGCCACTTTTCCCCATCCACAGCCCGTACCATGTAGGCGTAGCCCTCGAAGCCTGAGTTATCATTCCTGACCATTACTGGAGCTGGAGCCCATCCATAGGCTTGAACTTCATTTGGGAGAGCGTCTTGTACACTAATCCAGTGTTCACTCATCTTCTACAATCTCCTCAACAATGTATTCACAACTCTGAGCTGTATCCCACCAAGACTCTTTCACCTGACAATCTTCACAAGAGCAAGAGTGCTGACATAGAAGATAGTCGTCCCGTTCCTGCTCAGTCCCATGAAATACCCACTCAACTACACGAGGATAGGATGAAGCTGGGAGGTAGGTGATTCGCCAGTATTTACGTTCCTGCATCATTCATCTCCTTCAATTTATCAACAATCTGAATACGCCGCTTAGCAGCATTACTCGCTGGAGAGATGCCATGCTCACGTAGCCATGCTGAATCTTGTTTATTTTTCTGGATTGCAATCGCTTGTTTATCAAAAGCTGCTTCCTGAAAAGACTTGCCTGAGCGTTCACTCTGGGTCTTAATTTTATGGCAGGGCTTGCAGGACAATACCCAATCATCTCCAGTTCCACCCCCGCAGTACCAAAGGAAAGACTCAGCAGATTCTTTATCCCTACACCCGTTAGAAGAAATCAAGTGGTCAACCTCAAGCTTTGATCCTGCAAACCACTCTTTGCAATAAACACACTGTCCAAGGTTCTTCGTTGAAGGGTGGAACAGCTTATCATCTTTCTCCTGTTGAGTGATAGGACGGAGTTTCTTACTTTTCCATTCTTTTCTCAGAGGGTAGTCAGACCAGAGCCTGCGCAATGCTGAGCGAATCCAATTCCAGTATGCAGATTCATTCTTCCATATCTTCTTGCCTTCTTGAGTGTTCCAAGGTTCTTTGTCTACTCCCATGTAGGCACAAACGCTTCTGTCTTATGCTTAGTGACATAGTGTGCTGGGATAACCTGCTCAGGTACAAGCTCTTGGTATTCCTCTACTTTGCAAAAGTCCATGCTTGTCCAATCGCAGCCGTTATAATCGTCATACATGCCATTAAGAGTTACACAGACGTTAAGAAACTCTGAAGCATCTACGTCCTCATCTGCAAGTGTATCAATATCGGCTTGCTTGAAAGTGTAGGAACAGTTTGCATAGAATTCGCTACCTTTGCGATGCTCTGTTTCCATCTCACCCAATTCAGAGACATATTCTTCCAAATACTCTTTAGTAATTTTATTCATACTCCACCTCCAATTCATCCAAGAAGTCTTTCAACTCAATCTTATTCTCAAGCTCATCCATAGTCCTAAGCATCCTGGCCATATGCCAATTCTCAGAGGCTACATAGAGCCAATCAATTTCAATGTCATCACCACGCCAACCCTTGATCACTTTAGGTTCAGGGTAGAGCTTCTTGTAGACACTCACCATAGCTTCCATTGCTTGCTTATCATCCTTAGCATCGACTAAGGCTTTGTATGCACTCTTGTCTCCCCAACGCATGTCACTTGCTGAGTTAGCAGCATAGCCATCAGTCTTGTCCGAGGCTGTACATTGGAAGTAGAAGAACATCCTACCCTCACCCCTGACTTTACCCTTGTCATCAAGGAATAGGTGGCCAAACTTATCGCAGTTTACAATGCCGCGATGTTGCTGGTTACGATCCCACACGAAAGTATTCGCTCCCCAGAAGTCCTTATCTTCTATAAGGGCGAACCGATCAGGGTTCTTATAGCAAGCCATTACTACAGCATCATCACACTCAATGTGCTCGACCACTTCGGCCTTAAATTTCTTCTGCAAATACTCAGATACTTCGTTAAGTAGTAGAGGTTTGATAAGCTCACCACGATCCTTGTAACGTAAGATAGTAGACATCTCTACTCGGAAGGCATCACCTTTACCAAGGAATGCAATGTGCTTAGTAGCACCACTAGCTTTCAGGTCTTTCTCAACCATAATCTTAGCTGTGTGCAGGACATTCTCAATAGGCTCAGGACGTTGTAAGTCCGTGTATTCAAACTCATCCCACAGGAATGGGCTTGTGCGGTTCTTGTTAATTTCAGTTAATGCACCACCCTCTTTCTTACGCCAATCACCATAGAACTCTGTACGAGTCTTGTACTCTTTCTCCCGACCAGACGCTTTGTGTGTGACTAAGACTGAACGTGTTTCGCCAGCGGCTGCTGCATGATATTTGAATAGGTCAAGGTCAATGACCGCTGTGGTTGGAACGCTCATCGCCCTTGCGCCATAATATAAACACCAGCCTCTACACCAAACTCATTCAGCAACTCAGCCTTGAGCACCTTCACCTTAGCCTGGACAAGTTCCAAATCAATGTCAGCGTAGGAATAGTCTTGGCTACCTGTCACTTTCAATCCGTGGATACAATCATACTGATCTGCATCATAATACGGACTAAAACTTTCCAGCCCACGTTCCTCACAGAAGTCATACAAGTCTAGTTCTTGGTCTGGGTTGGCTTCACCCGCCGCATCATAAACCTGATTCACTTCGTCCCAATCATAGCCGACTACAATGACACCACGATATTCAATTCCCATAATCCCTCCTATCTTTTACTTTACGACTACCAATCGTAGCAATAACTGCCAATATTCTTTGAAAGAAGCATTTCCATTTCTGATGAAATCATCTCCTCAGTAATTTCATGGAAGTTCTCTTCAGATATATACTCCCACATAGCTTCAATGGCTCGCTCTGCCTTTACAGTTTCGTATTTGAAGAAATACATAATCCCACCTTCGTATTGCATTCCATCTTCAATTTCTGGGGACACCCAACTGATTACCCACTGATGGTGATTCTTCAAACTATCTGGAGCATTCACAAAGATTGCCCAACGATCCTCCAGCGGAATACTCTTGTCACTAATAGATTGCTCAAATAACTTCTTCACTTGACCTTGTACAGCTTCATATGCGCTTAGAATATCGCAGATTGGATATACTTCTGATGTATTGATTTGGTTCATTAAGCCTCCTCAGTGTAATCATCTACGACCGTTGCCTTGTAGTCGTCTGGGACAAACTCAATATTATAGCCATCAAACATTGCTTTCTGACGTGCTATGTATCCAGCAATATCTTCTGGACCATCAACCTCCCACATAACTTCTGAGAAAGCCTTCAGGTAGTCTTCATTACACGTCTCTAGATCGAGTTCTACTTCAACTGTTTGGACAACATTGATTCGATAGGTCTTCTTCATTTCTCCTCCTTAAACGAAAGGAGCCGTTAAGCTCCTCTCTGTCTTGTGTCTACTCAATACTTATTTAGAGTAAAGGTCTTGCAGCTCTTGCAACTTGGCATATTCCTCAGACTTAGCTTGCAAGTCATCACTCTTAGCCTTAGCAGCAGCTGCCTTCATTACGTCCTTGACTTCACCCTTGTCGAAGCCATCGGCGTTGTATTCTTTACTGAAAGTAAACTCACCCTTAAGCTCTTTAAGGTCTTCTTGCAAAGTCAGGATTTCAGTTTGCAGGTTGTAGGTGCGAGTATACAGGTCTTGAAGTTCTTTCATATTTGTTTCTCCTTAGTTTAAATTAGTTGTGTTGTGCAAATGTAAAACAGTGTGCAGCTAGCTTATTTGATATCTGAAAGTTCACCGAAGACACTGCCCAATAACCAGCAGACAGCACCAGTGATATTCATAATAATGAATGTCTTGAATCCTTCCCACATTGCAGAACCAAGAGCCATGTCACCGGGGCCAGCCATGTAGATGCCAACACCTATAGAGGTGAACGTGGATAGTCCGAATAGACAAATACCAAGAAGCATCAGGATTAGGTACATTGGTTTTGCAATACGTTTTACTACTTTCGCATATGCTTTCATGTTTGTTTACGAGCCTCTGTTGTGTTGTGAGGGGTTATGAGAGAAGGGGCCATTACAGCCCCATCAATGTGTTGTCCTATAAATCAGAAGGGAATTCTGTCCAAGTCATCATCTTCCTCAGCAACTTTATTGACTACCGCCTTAGTTGAAGCCTTGGCTTCCTCAACCTTGGCTTCAGCTTTCTTCACTTGGTAACTGACACCCAACACATCGTCAACAACGCTACCAGCATCACCACTCCCCTCATAAGGGACATGCTCAACCACTTGCATGGTATCCAGAGTGACTACAGCCTGACCATCGACGTTACGGTACGAGAACAGCTTCAGGTTGACCACTGAGCCATTACCAACATTCTCAGTGAAGGTGTTGCCTTCAGCATCAATTACGTTAACGGACATAGGATTACCAGCCTTGCTGAACTCTGGCTTTGCAACATTGAAGCCCCACATACCCTCAACCAGATCATAGTTGGTTTTACCTTCTTCCACTTGACTAGACAGCGGGTACTTAATGCGCTTAGGTGGCTTACTGGTCTTCGTCTTACCCACCTCCGCAAACGTCTTGTTAACCAACACATCATCAAACAGATTATCTTTTGCCTCTTCGTCTACGAAGACAGTTGCACTATATTCACGATCTTCTGAGTTGTATTTTTTCTTTGGGTCATGTACTGACGCATAGAACACCACAGCATTCTTCACATAGATGTTAAGGGTGTCCAAACCACCTTTCTTAGGCAGGTCACGGACAATAATTTCACTCTTGATTGGCTTAGCCATAATATTTATTTCCTCTGTAGTTGTGTATTAAGTCACTATTTGTTGAGATGTGTATAGCTACACCTTCTTGCTATTCGCTTTTGGACGAATTCTTCTTTACAACATATTCAATTACAGTCTTCTCCACCGGAACCACCTCTGTCAACTCAATCTCAGCACCATCGTATTCGTATGGGCGTTCCTCTTGACACTCTGTTGCACCAGTGCTGTATGAAGACTGATAATACTTACCAGTGGTTAGGTCTTGGTACACCACAGAGTAGATCGCACTCCAACGTGTTGTGTCAATCAGCTCTGATTCCATCAGTTTAAATTTGAGTGGATACTCACCACAATCCCAGTCTTCAGTTGTATCACCCTCCCGATACAGCTCAAGAAGCTCACATGCTTGCTCGTTCGTAATGACCAAACTCATAGCCCACCCCATTGCTGCTTAGTTTTCTTGTCCGTAGCTTGCTTATTATTCACAGCTTGCTTAACTACCTCACTCAAGCGATTGTTCTGAGTCATCACCAGCTTTGTAAGCTCAAGGGCTGTGTAGTCGTCACTTTCGCACACTTTCTTAGCTTCTGTAAAGGTGAGTAGGACACTATCTTGCAACTCCTTACGAGCGAAATCCCGGAATTGCTCATACAAAGGCATGACACTCTTCATGTTGTTGATTGCCTCTTGTGCAACAGGCAGTAAGAGGGGGAAAACTTTAGTCATTTCAATGTAAGGCTCATACTGCTTGATAAGAGACTCTGCAATCACTTCAGCAACGGTTTGTGTGCTGCATTGTGGCTCACCAGCAGAGCCTGCTACATTAGTAGTACCTACTGAGCCTGCTACGTTAGTAGTACCAGCAGAGCCTGCTACAGCTTCTGTATTCATTGCCTCAACTAGCTTTAGTAGTTCAGTATATTCTTCACGAGGGGTCATTGTATATCTCCTTTTTAATTTGTGTGTTAGCTAAGTTAGCTAGGCTAGGTTAGCGTGCGAAGCTATCGAATGTCAACTTAGCAATCTTGAAGCCATTGCCCCATAGCTGCTTTGCATCACGTAATTCCAACCGAGCATCATCTCGTGTAGGTACAGTGAACAACACCTCATTCTTTGTAGTGTCAACCAGTGCCCATACTTTCATATCAGATTGTTTCATTTGTCTATCTCCTTAATTCATGTTTAGAAAGAGCAGTTTCTTTAGAAAGCCACTCTTTTGTCAGAATGATCAGCTTCTTTAGAAGGAGCCGTATTTATTGCTCAACACTGTCAAACCATCGTCACTCGCCTCCACTTCAGTACCACGACTCACTAGCTGAAGAATCTTCATCGCACCACCCCAAGATGAACTCACTCGGTTCAGGGCACGGCTCTTGTAACGTAGCTTGGATAGGGTTTTCTTTTGCATTGTGTATCTCCTCTTTGGTTTGTAAGGGGATTATTTCAGTTTTTGAAGGTGAAGTCAAGGGTTTGTTTTGGTGTTTTCAACTCTTCCATTGCGAACTCATACAACTCCCAGTTTGAGCGTCCATTCAATACACTTGAAATTGTAGTACGAGGGAAGTCTAGCATAATCGCCACCTCATTTACACCTTTTCCGTTAAAAATATGTTCAGCAATTTCACAAATCTGACTTTTACTGAGCTTCTTGGTGTTTGGACGTTTCTTCGCATTAATTCGCCCTGCTGCGATGCCGTCTGCTGTATTTTGTTTCTGCGTAGTCCAGTACAAATTGTCTACATTGTTGTTGGATCAATCATGGTCTTTGTGCCCGACTTGAGGTAGGTTGTCTGGATTATCTAAGAAGAATTCACCAACAAGACGATGTACATAGCGCAGTCTTGCCTTACTTTTTGGCCCCATCAAACCCACAGTCTTATAACCAGCACCATTATCGTTCCAGTTCATATGATTTTGATTCTTAAGATCAATTACATGACCAAGATTATTAATCGCATATCGATCTTGGACATCATCTAATTTAATTGGTTTCCATATCTCTTTCATTTATTCACCTCACTTGTCAGTTACATCCTCCGAAACAGCATCAATAAGTTTAACTGCTTGTTCAATGTAATATTTATAGTCAACACCCCATTTAAAGTCATTGATGTTATTACATGTTTTTACATTATAGTCAGTGTCAATACCCATACGGCGATATTCATCACCTTCTTTCAGGGGTGGCATTATTTTAATGAGCTTACCCCCACCATCTTTTGCAGGATAATAACGGCAAATGTTCTGCTGTTGAATATCCTCACCATCAACCACCAACACAAGGCTACTACTTCTTGGGACTTTTGTTCTCAACATGAAGTCAAATTTATTATCGTGCAAACGAATAAATTCTTCACAATCAATCCCATCAAGCAAGTGAGCTTTAACGGCCATCGGGATCACCATAGCACTGTGATTCTTATGCCATCCCAGCTTATCAAAGTCCATAAACTCATAAGCACCCTTGAGCTTAATCTTACCTGATTCTGTGACACTAATATAATTATTTACATCTCGAATAAACATCTTGGAGTAATCATCACCCTCCATTTCAAGTTTGGTTAATTCTTCCCACCACTTCACCCACTTATCAGCTTCCTCAAACTTATCAACATCAATGGTATATTCAAAACCATCTGTGTTGCACATAATAATCCGAGCATTGCAATTATCAATCAACTTCTCCATTAGCATGCACAAAGACAACTGCCCACCAATTGTAATAGACATTGTATAAGCCGGGTCAAGCAATGGACTAAACTCATTGTTACTATCGCCGTACACTCCGTTCAGAGCAAGCTTCAGAGCAGCATTCGCTGCTGATCCTTTAGGTGTACTCTTACGTTGCTTATAAAGGTCTGAGTACACCTTGCAGAACGTCTTACCTAAGTGTTTAGGATAGATTTCATTAGCAATCGCCATATTTGGGTAGTAGCTCGCAACGTCTAGTGTCCGTATCTTTCGACTCTCATTACTACGAATTGTTCCCTGTGTGGCACCATGAATACCACCTACACCATAATCATAACGAAATCCATCAATCACAACATTCAATGTTTCAGCAACATTCCAGCACCAGTAGTAACTCTTTGCACCCTTCGGTGATTTCAATTCTTTTTCTTCAAGCCACCCCATAGGTTGAGATTGCTTCAATTCACTCAATTGTTGTTCTGTTGGTGTATATGTCTTGCTGCGAGTTCCCTTGTAATCATCAAATCCGTATTTCAAACAATCAGCAAGATTACCCAGCTTCTTGCGCTTGACAACCATTTCTGCGTACTTAGCAACATCTCCAAGCTGGTGTTCCATTAGATCACTGAATACACCTTTAGTCTCAGTGATGACTTGAGACTTGAACCATTTATGAATAGCTTTAAATTCTGGACGATCAAAAGTGATGTAAGGGAATAGACAATCCTTGATCACAATCTTATCGCGTTTAGTCTGCCGTACTTCACGACCAAACTCTGTTTTCTGGTAACAACTACCCGGCGATTCTTTCTCAAGAGTACGGATAAACAACTCTTTGCCAATTTTTGTGTCATTGTAGTTGGTACAATCAAAACCAAACTGTTCGGTCAACTCAGCACGCAACTTCAGGTTTTCATACGAATACCAATAGAACTTTAGAGTTTCACTAACATCGTGTTTATTGTATTTCAATAGAACATCTTTCTGTTCATCGTTTAATACAGAACCAACCGGAAATGGCAAATCCTCGATATTAGTGGAACGCATGTTGTATTCAAGCATCTTCAATGATGTAGACCGAGCACGGTTATCAAAGTGATGTATCTTAAACAAATCAACTTGAGGAATAATTACATCCTTTTCCTTGATTGCAGAACCAAACTTCTCATCCTTGGCTGAATTGATCAACTTCATAGCAACGTCATATATTTCTTTAGCCGTCACTTTGAGCTTCTTATCGGTACCATGAACCTTGCGGGCTTTCTGTAGGATGTGATGCAGAATGGGGTAGTCAAAATTCAGGTTGTTAAAGGCTACAAAACGATGACCTGAAGCCTTCACTTTACGCAAGAACTCAAGAATTTTATCTAATTCGTTCTTTCGATCACTGATTTCAAAGGTTCGCATTCCATTACCGTTACCATAGCAAACAGCCATAGTGAAGCAGTTTGGAAAAGTTTCTAGGTCAAAACACCAATCACCTTCAAAGAATTTCTTTTGCAAAGCTAAATCTCCTATGTCAATGGGAGGATATTAGCCCTCCCGTTATCAAAAGTCAACAATGTTCACTGGTACTTCTAAGCTTTCCACGGATGTTGAATCAAGGAGTTCTTCAACATATGGGTCTGATGTGGCAAACATATGTGTTGTTGCATTATCGTATCGCAACCACCCAGCGTCCCCTGTGTTACCTGTGCGGCGACACTTAACCAGTTGAAGCTTAGTCGCTGATTTTTTGATAGGACAAGGATTCATTTTGTCTCGACTAATCAAGATTGTGTTAAAGGCAATCTGATTCAGACTCGATGATCCCATTAATTGGTACTCCGTAACAGCATGTGGATTATCTTCCGATGGCTTGCGCATGTGCGAAATAGCAATAACACAAGTATCTGTCTCCTTGGCAAATTTCAACAGAGTATCCATAAATTCAATAATCGCACCGTTGTCACTACTATTAACACCTGCTTGGACTGGATCAATAACAATTACATCGCAATTTTCAGCCTTCGCCAGATAGTTAAGTTTGTCGAAAATCTCAGCAGTTGAGATACTACCTTGGTGATCAACATAAACAAACTGATCTTTCTTAGCAAGGTTTTCAAAGAATCGACTCTTCAGGGATTCAATATCCACCGTTTCTCGATTAATCGTGCGTAAGTTAATACCCGCATCTAGAGACAATAGATCACGAACCACTTCGCGTTTTGTGCCCTCTAGGTACATTGCACCCACTTTAAACTTAGTGTTTTCAATTAGTGAGTAAACGACATTATTTACGATGGAGGACTTCCCGATACTTGTTAATGCCCCCAAAACTGTAATTTCACCCTTCTCCATCCCACCGTTCATCATTTCATTCAAGTGCGACCACGATACAGGGAATGGAATTTTAATATTGTTATCTTCACTTTCAAAATCATCCCACATTTGACTCAGGTGAAGTACATCAACACGACTGAAAGGAACAGCTTTCCAAAACAATTGTTTCAATTCTGCTGAGCGTCCAGCTTTAACCATATCTGAGGCATCTTTAACGCCTTGTGGGAACTTAACAATAAAAGCTTTCCCTGGACTCAATATGCGTGCAGCTTCTTCAACATATCGTTGTGCGGATTCATCTCCATCAAATGCTAAAATCACTTTGGTGAAAGAGTTAATGTACTCAAAGTTAGCTTTGAACTGTTTGATGATACTACCATCACCACAAGTCACACTAACAACAGGAGTCCAGTATTCAACTCCGTCTTTTTTGGAATAAAGAGCTTGGGCAAAAGAAAGAGCGTCTTCCTCTCCTGTTACGATAACCAAGTATTTTTGACCAGATTCAAATACGTGTTGTCCAAATAGCTCATTCGTTGCTTTTGTGCTACCGATACCAATGAACTCTTTAGTTTTGGCAATTCGTTTTTTGAAACCTACCACAACACCATCGGAGGTTGTTGGGTAATACCGTGCTGCTACATCAAATTCATTAACAATCTCTGTATGTACACCGTATTTAGCAGACACTGGTTGACCAATTCCCCTTTCCTTCCAACCTCGAAAAGGGATAGTTTTAATACTTGACAAATCCACAGCTTCAGTCACTTTATGTTTCCTCTCTTTTACCTTCACTCCAACTTCTTCAAGTTGTTCGTCATTGAAATAATTATTACAAACAAAACAAAAAGCATCGTGTTTGACTTCACCATCTATTTCTTTCTCGTATACCCCCATTCCATCAGATGATGTACAGTCTTCACCTATACAAGCAGCATGATACAACAGTTGACCATCCACTTTATCTACCACTCACCCTCCCTCCTAATCAATCAACTCAATCTCACTCGCCATAAACGGAACAGGGCTATTCACCACCTCACTCTTATCCAAATCAATATCAACAGGCAATTCTGAATCAAAATCCAGCCCCACAACAACACCCTCCAGTCCATTCAGCGTACTATGTGTGTACATATCATTCACAATACGCACACGCTGCCCCACTTGAACGTCTTCGATATTCATCAGCGCCTCTCCTCTTAAAATTCAATGCCCCAATTACCATGTGTCAATACATTCAACCCCATCTCATTCCAGTTGCGAGCTACACATGCCCTGTCATCAACTACAAGCTTGACGTTATATCGTGGGGCAATATGTTTCCAGAAAATCTCTTCCTTAATCTCGACATCCTTGCGATGACAACCTTGCTCTCGCATAAACAGCTCATCAAACGGGACACAATGTTTACGCATCCAATTCGCAGTGATATCTCGGCAAACAGAGTCCCTGCCTGAAAGAAGGATCACCTTTGTACCTGCACTGTAGTACATCTGAGCAAGCTCTACAATATGTTTGTGTGGTGTATCTTGCCCCACTTTATCCCATTCATACCAGCCACGTCCAGAAGTGTTATTTGCGAGGCAACCATCTACATCAAACAACACAGCCTCTGGAAGGGATGTGTCAGGGACATACTTCTTTCGCTCAATGATTTCAAGCCACTTCAACCACTGCTTGTAAATGACGGCTTGTCCCACACCATTAGCTCGTAGATTATCTCGCCTCACAGCCTCTTCAAAGGTGATGTGGAAGTATTTAATCTCCACATCATAACCTAGATCACCAGCAATATTCAACCACATTTGTAGTGTCTTGTTGCTGAGGTTGGTGTCACTCAGGACGATATTCTTCTCTTTAGCGTAGGCATCCATTGTCATTTCTTTCTGAATCTCAGTCACTTCTCGTTCTTTCTTGTTAGAGAACTTGTAGCTACCCCAGTCGCCACCTGGGGAGATCACGTTAAATCGAATCCAATCGCGGTTAATCTCTACAAATGAGCTATCTTCTTCACAAAGCTCTTTTGCAAATGTTGACTTGCCCGAGGCACTCACACCCCGACAAATAATCATCTTCATGTCACCACCCCTCACTCATTGCAGGCGGGCAATGACTAATCAACTTCTCGTAAACATCGCACATCTCACGGATGTCAATAGCTTCCATCCGCAAGGAAGCATCAATAACGCCCGCATTATGCATAGCGCGCAAGATACTCTTGCGGCGAGTACACCCAACAGAGTATGTGATGATGTCCATCTCAGATTGACTCTCAACTACAATAGTGATTGGTTGGAACTTAGCCTTCTCTTGTGTGATTTTCATTCCTATTGCTCTCCCTCTTCTTCAATGTTCATTTCAATTATTACGTCAATGCCCATAGCATAGGCTAAAATCTTCAGGCTATCAAGCTCCATGTAGTAATATTCTTTAGCCTCATCATAGGGGATACCAAGCTCTACTTCTCGTGTGAGGATGCTTTGCACATAGCAATCCTCTACAGAGTGAGCACTGCCCAGATTTGGGTCTGTGTCGTCTGAGTTGTACACGTCAACAAACACTGCTGGGCAACACGAGCATCCACGTGAATCCCAATAACCATCATCGTAGAACCTGTATGTCTTCATTAGTTCAATCTTCATTAGCTTGCATCCTCCGGGTCAACTGCCTCAATGATCGATTCCATGCAAAGAAAGGGATAAGATTTGGATTTTAGGAACAAAGGTGTTGTGTTTCCATTCTCAATTCGCAGAATAATGCCCTCGCTAATCATAGAACTGTCTTCAAAATCCTCAGTGAGAACTTCTGGTCGCTCAGTGAGGCTTTCAACAAGAGTTCGCAGCTTTTCCTCATCACCGTCATAAACAATTGGTGGGTGTACTTCTAGTGTGCAAGGAATGTCACGATCCTTACAGAACTTCTCAAGTTCTTTCTGGGACATATCCCGAGTGTTGCCGTTCACATCCATGTAAGTGATTCGGTAGATATGGAACTTATACTGGTGTTCCTTGCACTTGTATTTGTAAGTGATGGTGTCCCCATACTTCTCAATATATCGCTTATCCTTCAAGTCCTTTACATTGTGCTTACCCATAATAGGTGAACCATTGACGAAGCCCACAATCTCACCGTAGGCACAGTATGAGTCTTCAAGGTAGGGTTTGAGTACATCAGTCACTTCAAATCTGTAAGAATTATTTCCGTGCCACCCATCCCCCACTTTCTCAGCGTCAAGAATAACGCGACGACTACCTGTCACATATTCCCAATTCCACTCTTGTTCAATCTCAAACAAATCCCGCTTGGTGATTTTATTAATGGTCTGCTTGAGCTTACTCACCACGTCACTCTTATCTTTGTACACTTTTGTACGTGCTGAACGCAGTGACGTACCGTGCCGCTTAGAGTGGAAGTAGATCACATCACCTTTCTTGATCTTGTTAATCGAATACTTGAAGTTCTCAGTGTCAATATGCTCTTTGAAATCAGGGACAAGAGTTTTCTTCTTAGCCTTTGTCCCGTTATTACCAATAGCGTTTCGTGTCTTCTCTGAGATGTATTTCTGGCAAATCTTCTTACCATTCAATGAATCAAACTGTGTTCCTACAGTGAGCTTCTGAACATCTTCTTGTGTGCAGAAACCCTCAAGAGAAGACATTGGCATAAAAAGACCAGTGCTCTTCACTTTGAGGAATGGTTGTGCCCGCACTCGACGATTTGCATCAAAGAATCCTGCCTTCTCTTGATCTTTATTCTTTGACTTGTCACGGTTTAGGTTGTTCTGGTGGCAGAATTCCTCAGATAGTTGTAGGTCAACTGGGAACAACACACCAGCATCACCAACACACCATTCTTTTGAAGTGACACAATGCTCACCAAGTACAACACTAATCTGCACACGATCAGCCCCAGGAATCTCAATCACTTCTGTAATCTTGGCAACAATAGCTTGATGGCTAGCCATTCTTATACATCCTCCTCTTTCTCAATCTTATAAAACATATACAAACCAACACCTGGGTTGTATGTGACATACTCATATTTAGCGAAGTATTCCCAGCCATATACGTGATACAGGAATACATCTAGCATAAACAATACAACAATTGTTAACACCAAAGCAAAAGTAATCATTGTATTTATTTCCCTCCACTCATTGTGTGTTCGTATAGTGCACATCCAACACGAGTGTTGAGGAAGGTGTGGTAGCTCGTATTCCGAATAGAATTCAACTGCTCTTCAGTTACAAAGTAAGGCAGTGTGCGTAGACGTGCCTTTGCAATACTTCGACCTAGAGCCTTGTCATAGTTATCCTCATCAGAGCAGATTGCCAACCCTACGTGATAAGCATCTTCACCAACTTGCCCCTGACGAATATGCTTGTATTTGATGTTCTCAGAACTCTCGGCAGCTTCTGCTGTAATCATTGTAGTCGAAAGCAGCTCTTCATAAGTGATTGTTGTACAACAATCATCAATATTAAATGAAAGAGGCAAACCACTCACCCAGCAACCCATTCCAAGAAGGTGATGCACCTGCTTGCTATCACTCTTGAATGTGGTGTCCTCCGTTGCAGTGATGCCGTGATGGGCAAGAATGGCTAGTACAACATCAGCTTGTACCTGATTTTCAACAGGGATGCAGAGTTCACCCTTATTTTTAATAGTGTGGATGATGTTCTGAACTACATTCTGTGTGGTGGATACACCGTCTTGTTTAAACATATGAACAAACTCCTCATAAGTGAACACCAAAGACCAGAAGGATCCACTGAGATTAGTGATCCAAGCATGTTCCACATACGAATTGTAACCAACCCCTGTGCTGAATGAATTAAATTCCAACTCATAAGCAAAGTCTGAGCTACGCAAACCAATACAACCAAGTTTAGCAAGAACATCATCCGATTCGGCTTGATCTTTAGTGGTGATCAACCAATTCTCCGTTTGAGCATATTCTTTAAATTCTTTCAATGTTTTCACAATTTCTCTCCTTTAGTTTCGATTTCAATAGCTTTCTCAGCTGCGTGAGACTCTACATCACCAGCAATATTGCCGTCAAGCTTTTCTTCCTCCATTTCAACTTCACCAATACACATCAAGCACTTAACAAGGACATCCACCCGATCAGCAGTCACCGTAACAGGAA